ATGGAGTTCCTCAGAGCGCAACTACAACAACGCTTGGTGCCTGAGTACGATGACCGCTTGATCCTCGACTTTGAATCGCCCATTCAGGAAGACCGCGAACACATGCTTGAAAGCGCGAAGGCTGCGCCGTGGGCGTTGACGGTCAACGAGTGGCGTGGCTTACAGGGACAGGAGCCGTTGCCTGACAACAGTGGCAACGTCCACATGATGCCCTTGAACATGATTCCCGTACCTACGCCGAACGTGCCACCAGCCCCGATGGGTGGCATTGAGGATGTCGATACGGATGTCGCTGAGATTGAAATGGAGTCGCTGCAAACACTGCTGCTGAAGGGCAGCAACGTGGCAAAGCAGGAGGACGCGCACGGAGGGCTGGAGCAGGATGAAGACTTGCCAGCCTTATGGAAGCAACTCGCTACGCAAGAAGGCAGCGTGGTGCGTTTGACGAGGCGACTGCTCAACAGCTTGCGCGACCGTGCGCCTGATGACGATCTGTATCTGCTGCGGTCGGTCGAAGACTTTGACCGCGTCGTGCAGTTCGATGACTGGCTGGGAGATGTTGAAGATGCATTCAGGAAGACATGGATGAAAGCCTTTATGACCGGCGCAGAATCCGCAGCAGCCGAAGTCAATCTGTCTATCGAACGTCAGGCTGATGTCGTGGCAAAGCAGGACGCACCGCAAGCGCTTGATGTGATCGGGTTCAACGTGGTCAATCCGCTGGCCGTGAAATGGATGGACGAGGTTGGGGCCGAGCAGGTACGAATGATTGGGGCAACGACGAAGGATGGCATCAAGGCAGCAATTCGTACCGCGCTCGATGAGGGCTTTCCTCCACGCACGGCTGCGCCGTTGATTGAAGATGAACTGCTGGTCTTGCATAGCCTGAAGCAGAACATTGGCATGACTTCAACGCAGCATGGGGAATATCAAAAACTCAAAACCCGACTGCTGAAGGAAGTAGCTGACAAGGTTCCCGGCATGACCAAAGCCAACATGCTGCTCAAGCTGGAGAGCTTCCGCGCTCAGAGAATTGCGATGCGTGCGAAGGTCATTGCTCGAACTGAGTTGGCCTATGCCGCGTCAGCAGGACAGGACATGCTGTGGAACGTGGCTGCGAAATCAGGAAAGCTGGATACCAGTCTCTTGAAACGTCGCTGGCTCGTTGCCGGGTTCGGCGCGTGTAAGCAGTGCCTGTCGCTGGCTGCGAATAAGCCTGTCCCGTTTGGCAAAACCTTTACCGACAATGGTGGCAAGAGTTTCGTGACTGCCCCGGCGCATCCAAACTGCCGGTGCGCGGTCAGTGTCACGGGCAAGGAGTTTGCATGACCTAGCCAGAAGCCACAGCACGGGCTGGTCGTGCCTCTTGCCATTGGGTGCTTCTTCTTTTCTTCTTCCCAGCCGATGGCAATCGACCGCTGGCTTGCCGACGATAGGTTCGTGCTGTGCCTTGTGGTTATGTCTCAGTCATGATTGGCAAACTGAAAGCCAAAGTGGTCGGCTGGGTCGTGGGACGTAGTGTCGAGAACTTCTTGGAAGGCCAAGAGCTTGACCGCCAGTCGCGTCAGCAAGTCGCCGGTACTGTCAAACGCGCCGTGAAGAACATCATGCAGGGGAAGCAAACGATGAAGAACGAACCGGTGCTGCTTGGGGGCATCATCACCGTGGCGGTGGCTCTCGCCTCTGCTTTTGGTCTTGACCTCACGACCGAGCAGTTAGCCATCACCGTATCAACCGTCATCGCAATTGTTAGCTGGATACAAAGAACGCTAGTCTCACCAACCCACAAGGAGAAATGAAAATGGGATTCCTACAGATCGGCCTGAAGTTGCTGCCGTATATTGTCGAAGCGGTGCAGTGGGTGGAAAAGTTTATTACCACCAAGGGAAAATATAAGCAGGACTGCGCGGTCTATATGGTGAAGTCGATTCTCGGCGTTGCCGAGGCTGGCGTGAACAAAGACCTTCTTGATGATGATCAGGTTGAGGCTGCGACTCGGAAGGTAATCGATGCCGTGGTGGCGCTCCAGAACATCATTGCTAAAAAAGAGAATGCCTAGCTTTATGGCTACCTCACGAAGAAAACAACGATGGGTGAATAACCCTGACGATATTCGTTACCGCATGATCGAAGCGTTGATGCGCTCCGTGCCAATCGTGGTGCTGTTCATGGTGATCTCAGGCGTGGCGCAGTTGCACAGCAATGCGGTATTCGACGCCAACGAGTGGCATAACTTACTTGAGGGTGGCGGTGGAATGGCGGTGGCGTATGCCCTGCTGCGACTGAGGAAGATCGTCTGACATGAGCCGACCGCTGCGGTTGCCGTGCGAACTCAGTCCTCACAATGCTGCGATGGAAGTGAGGAATGGCGTGCTGCATCATTTGGAACCACCACGAAAAAAGGTGGCGATCACGGGAGCCGGAACGTCAATGAGTCAGTTGCCGTGGGACGATGAAACCTACGAGTGCTGGTCAATAAACAACTTCTGGAATGCCATGCGTGACCCAAGCGATGGGACGCTGAGAGCCGACCGATGGTTTGAACTGCATACGCCTACGGAACCAATTCAAGACAAGTACGATATGGAGTGGCTCCGCGAATGTCCGGTACCGATCTATACGACCGAGCCGTTTCCTGAAAACAAGAACGCGATTGTGTATCCAGTGGAGATGCTCTCTGAAAAGTATCGACCCTATTTTTCGTGTACCTTCGCATATCAAATTGCGCTCTGTCTGCACGAAGGCATCGAAGAACTTGCCGTGCATGGCCTTGAACTTGCCTACGGCACGCAACGCGAGGCCACGGTTGAACGGGCGTGCGTGAACTGGTGGCTAGGGCTTGCCGAGGGTCAAGGTATGAAGATAACAATCCCCGATGGCGACTTCGTTCTCGACCATTTTGGGCTATATGGCTTTGATTATTGGGCAGAGGCAAACACCGTGAAGCAGTACGTGGGCAGTCTGATTGGACGAAAGGTTGCCGAGTAGTTGTGTTTTCTGTTTCCTTGGCGCATAGTTTTAAGTGGGTCGGTGAATGGTGGTGGAGTCTGGGCGGTGCGAATTCTTTTTGCTTCTCCTTAGAGTTCGCATTGCCCTGCTCCGATTAGTGAGGGTGAATGGCTGAACCGAAGTTCTTGAAGTCGCTTGCGGATGTTGAGGCGTGGCGCGAGAAAGCTGCCAGCGGAAAAGCCTCATCCAAAGTTGTTCTGCGAAAGCAATTCGTGAGTGAGATCGAGGTTGAGGATGACCGCTCGATTAAGTTCACCATCACCACTGGCGCACCTGACCGAGAGAAGGATGTTATTGATTCAGAGGGCTGGGACTTGTCAGCCTTCCTCAAGAACCCCGTGGTGTTGTTCGCTCACGACTACGACAGTCTGCCAGTCGCAAAGGCGACGAGCGTTGAGCAACAGGGTGACAGCCTTGTGGCAACCGCCGAGTTCGCGCCGAAAGAATTGAACCCGATGGCCGAGCAAGTCTTTCAGATGCTCAAGGCCGGGTTCCTCAAGGGCGCATCAGTCGGCTTCAGGCCGTTGACGTTCAGCTATAACGAAGACCGTGGTGGTGTGGACTTCGGGACACAGGAGCTTTTGGAATTCAGCGTGGTGCCAGTGCCAGCGAACGCGCAAGCGTTGATGGCTGCTGGCCTCAAAGGACTCGACACCGAAGTGATGCGTGACTGGGCAGAATCAACGCTCGACACGCTGAACCTCGCGGAAGTCCACAAAGGTATCTCCCCCACGAACGTATCAACGGAAACCGCGCCGATGGATGAGTCATGGCGCAAGCCGACACTTGGTGACTACGTTGACCAGCCGTGGGAAGAACTCAAAGGCAAAGAGCGTCGGCGCATCGCAGGACATTACGCATGGGCGACCGCTGCCGTGCCTGAGAAGTTTGGCGACATGAAGCTGCCTCATCACCGGTCGAAGGATGGCTACGTTGTATGGCGTGGCGTGGTGGCTGCATCTAGTCGGCTCGACCAGACGAACTTTCCTTCTGAGGATATGGGTGCAGTCAAGCGACACCTTGCCAAGCACTTCAAAGAATTCGACCGCACTGCCCCGTGGGAACGCGATGCGAGTAGCTGGGCAGCATTTACTAAGGCACGCACACGCGCCCAAGCCAAGGCAGCAGAAGTGCTAACGGATCAGGAACTGGCGCGGTTGCTGGATGACTTTGGGTTTGAGGATGAGGCGGTCACACTGTCGGCCTCACTGCATGAGCAGGAACACCCTATGGACGCAATGACCAAGCAAGAACCAGCATACGAAGCGGAGTCGATGGCAAAGGCCAACAAGCTCATCGATAAAATTCGCAAGGACTTGAATCGTATTCAGAACGTGGCAAAGGAGTGCATAGTTGGCATTGACGAATATCAGAACAGCCTTCGCAGTGGCGAGGCTGAAGTTGTCAAGGACGAGATAACTCCTGCGCCGATCAAGGAAGCAGTTGAGTCGCTTGATGACATTGTGCTTGAGCTTGCAGAGAGTCCTGAAATGTTGGACGTAGACCTAGACAACCTTGCCGACTCCATTCGGTCGGCAGTAACGCAGACGATTGGAGAATCGGTGCGGTCAGAGATGCGGGATAGCGTGAATGCTATGCGCGGTCGCATCGATTAGCGTGGGAGAACACGATGAGCAAGATGACGCAGGAACAGCTAGCAGAGTTTATTAAAGAAACGACCCTGCCAGTGATTCAGGAGCAGGTTGGTAGCGACGTTGCCAACATCGTTCGGGAGAATGTCGAGAAGGTGGCGAACGACCCGAACGGCGCATGGGCAAAGAAGTGGGCGAACCCCTTCATGGAAGGGCAGGACAAAGTGGCACCCCCGAAGCGCGAGAAGGGTTTGGCGTTCGGTCGGGCGGTGCGTGCGATGGCTGCTGCCAAGATGCATAAGCTTGGTGCTGATGGTGTCGTGGAGATTCTGAAGCAGTGGGGTGATGCCGACATCGCTGACGCGATGACGGCAGCACAGACCAAAGCACTGGCAGCAGGGAATGCGACAGCCGGTGGCTTCCTCGTCCCAACGGAATTCAGTAACGAGGTGATCGAGCTTTTACGAGCACGATCAATCGTGCGGAAGATGGGTGCGAGAACTGTCCAGATGCCAACCGGCACGGTCAAGTTCCCGAAAATTTCTACGGGCGCATCGGCAACGTATGTAGGTGAGAATACGAACCTGTCGAAGTCTGAGGAAACCTTCGGACAGTTGACGCTCACCTTCAAAAAGCTGGCAGTGCTGACGCCGATTTCTAACGACCTACTTCGCTACAGTTCACCGTCAGCGGATGCGGTCGTAAGAGATGACCTCGTCAGTGCGATGGCGACCAAGGAAGATGAGTCCTTCATCCGAGGGACTGGCACAAGCGCCACGCCAAAAGGCATTGCGAACTGGTGCGTGGCTGACCAGAAGATTGCGTGTCAGGCGAAGACGCTGGCAAATGTCTTCGAGGATTTGGGCAAGCTGGTCATAGCTTTGAAGGACGCGAACATTCCGATGATTTCACCGGGATGGATGATGGCTCCGCGTACCGAGATTACCCTTGCCACAATTCAGGACGGCAATGGCAACACGCCGTTCCGTGAGGAACTGAATCGTGGCACGCTTTGGGGCTATCCGGTTGGCGTGACCACGAACATTCCGACCACGCTCGATACGACCGGCGCAGGGTCGGATGACGAGTCAGAGATTTATCTCGTGGACTTCGCCCAAGTGTTAATCGGGGAAAGCATGGGACTGCTCGTCGATGCTTCGCAGGAAGCTGCGTATCACGACGGGTCGAACGTGCAAGCAGCATTCTCGCTCGACCAGACTGTGGTGAGAGCCATTGCTGAACATGATTTAGGGCTGAGACATGAGCGGGCTGTGGCCATGCTCACTGGGGTTGATTGGAGTCCATAAGGTTGGTGACTGCAACTTTTATTTGTTGAGGATAGAAACATGATTACTAGAGATGTGGCAACTATACGACCTCTGCTGGCTGTCCGTCATCAGCGATACGACGCAAGCTGCGGTTCCAATGACGGATCGACCGGCAACGAAACACTTGGCCCGATCATCGACCGCCTAGGTCTTGGTCGGCAGTACAACAGTGCCTTGCTTCATGCGTTCGGGTATGGAGACATCGGCACGACAACCCTCGATACTGCGTTTA